GCTGATCCTTGTAGTTGAACATTAGACACGTGATGATTGTGAGTGGTATTGTCGCCATACGTTCTTGTATGACATCTGAAACAAAAGGTGTGGCCATCTGAATACAAGCTATTTGCATCTGATGAGCCACACTGTTGACATGGAATATGTTCTACGAACTCATTCTCTACATGAACCATTCGATTGGTATGTCTGTGAATGATGTCCAAGGTATACCTAATTTATCGCAGTATTTTGCATAGGTAGTCTTAGACTTCTTGGATATAGTATTATAAGGTGCTTGAAATATCATCCGCAAATCTAATTCAGGATGCTGTTGCACAACATTCTTGATTTTTCGTCTATCGTCACTGTCCCAATAGCCTTTGCACTCCAGCAGTATCCCCGAAGGCAATATAAAGTCAGGAGAGTAATTATGCATAATTGTATAAGGAACCTTAGTAGATTCATACTCATATTTCACTCCCAACCCAACCATTAGATCAGCTACCTTTTCTTCGAGTCCTGATCTAAATGCCATCAGTCATCGATTGCTTTTTCAATAATTTCTTCTACGATCTCTGATACTGCACGTCGCAGTTCATATTTGAAATCGCTTTTATCTGCTTTGAATCGGGTTACTGTGATCGTTGGTAGAGCTACAGTCAGTGTTGCTTCATACAGTCCTAGGTCTGCATTCTTCTCTACGTTGTAATCAAAAGTCATGTAAATGAGTGAATAAAGTGGTCGTACATTTCATCAAAATCCCTATACTCTAAAAATCTGTGTCATCTTCCATTGAACATGGTCCAGCAGGCACGACGTTCGGTTCAGAGACTTTGAAGCCTGCAGTTGTACCAAACAAAGCTGCTACATCTTCTTCATTCATGTCACCAACATCAACACCTGCCGATGATGACAACGAGACAATCTGAATACCTTTTAGCTTAAGACTACTACCGTAAGTTACCCCATCACGAAGGATGTAAGGTTTTTGAATGAATGCAATCTTTACCTTAGAACCGCTGTAGATAGGAGTACGCTCATCGGTAATGAGTGTTCCTTCAGTATCAACAACAGGTGGTCGAGTTTCTGCATTCCAACTAAACTTGACACGGTACTTACCTTCAGACAATTCTTCCCAAGGTTCTGGCTTTAGACTTGAACGCTTAGGATTCTTTAGCTTTGATTCAGCCCACTTAAGGGTATCAACTCGATCTTCTTCTAGTTTATTAATCATCTCTTCGTCAACAATTGCTGCAAGAGAGTATCCAAACTTAGAAGGTGACATTACAGCCTGGTATCCATCAAGGAGTACAGGTTGTTCGGTTACAAATGTGTTTCGTGACATTAGGTGGTTTCAAGTGTACTTTTTTCTCCAGATACACGCATGTGTGCTTGCATCGAAGGTCTTTTATATCTATTCTTAAAGATGTCTGGAAGCCAGTAAGTTTCTACCCAATAGATGGTTGGGCATAACCATATGTGTTCCTCTACAGTATGATTGAAGAATCCTATTTGTATGTAACCGTCATGAGTTACACAATTAAATTCTTGCCTATAGATGTATAACTTCTTTAACAAAAGAAATATGTAGAATTAATTACTGACTCAGGTTCAAGTGTGCCAATAATCGGTGGTTCTGTTTCGGCTCCAATTTGGTTTGCCCAAGATGTCAGATAGTCTTGTTCTGCAAATAAATGCATGTATGTTTCCCTAACTAATGCTGACAGAATTGTCATATCAGTTGCACGACACAAGACAGAATCATGTATCAGTGCAATTGGTGCATTAAATCGGATAGCAGATAGGTGAAGGAGACTTGCATCAAGCGAGTGAATTAGATTCGGTGCTGTTGCATTCTTGTGGTGTGACTTGTCTACCTTGTCACTATCTGTAGTAGCTACTTTGACCTTACATCTACCTAGTAGTTGTAGCTCAATTGTTTCTACCTCTGGTTTCATTAGCCTTTGTGTAACTACAAACCCAGATGGTGTTGACCATTGAAGTTCTTGTTCACCGCGATCAATTGCAGCAGAAACTTCCTTTTCTATCCATTTCATGACCTTCATAGGACCAGGAACAATGACATTCATTGCATCCCTCACTGCTTTGACTGTTGCTGTTAGATCTTCCTTGCTTACACTGACAATTTCTTTATCAACGTAATCTAGATTGCCTAATATTTTCTCAGGTCTGTCAGTATTTAGTAATCCTGCAGCCTTTGTAAATGTTACGCCTTTGTCTACCAATGCATCACGTATGTATCCACGGTTTGAAAAAGGTTTTGCATTGTAAGGTACCGTCATCACTACCCTTTTGACCGTCTTTCTATCCATGTATTGTTGAATAGATTTAGGACAGTTGGGTGTAGCAGCGGCAGCTACAACTGCATAAGCATCTTGTGGTTTATCGCTAGGACAAACGTTTACTAATTGAGCTGTACTTTTGTCTCTTGCGAGACCTGCGAGGATTTGTAATCCACTACACGTAGCATCAACTGCAATAGGTAATGATGTGTAGTTTTTGTCACACAATATGCACGTATGGTAGTACTCATGTGCACTAGACAAGAACTGCCAAGGTTCATCAGCAGACTCCCAATCAGATAGATTCCCAATTGGATCTGTAGCAACTCGTGTAATTAGATCATGATTGTGAAGAACCCAATCTTGCCTATCTTCCATAGTGGATTTATCTAATCCATATGTAGTTGCTACTTGGAATCTGATCCAACCCTCAGCATCATGTGTCATGAATGCTTGTTCATAAAACATCAGTAATGATTTACCGAAGTCTGTATCTTGTGGTGTCAAGAATGCAGGAATTGGGTAAGCCCTTCCGCGATAGTCAAAGCTCCAAGGAATAAAGAACTTATCTTTTTCTTTGAATACCTTGACAGCATTCATGGTCATTCTTGTACGACATGACCTTTTAAACTGTTGAGCATTGACATTCATTACCTCTGCTGCTCTTCGTCTGTAGTCCTTTCGAGAATCGTAGTTCTCAGCAATATCTACAGGTTTTGGTGGAAGAGGTAATTCAACAACAGGGACAAACTTACCTAACTCAATACCACGTTCTTGAAGTGTCTCAGCGACATCAACAATGAATGGATTAAGCGTGTAAGCAACCTTCTGAATATGGTTCAGAAAAGTGATTGGTGTTTCTCCCTGTATAAGGGTGGGATCGCTCCTGCGGACCATGTTGTAGCCCTTCATCACTTCGTTGAGAATGTATCCGCCTTGTCTTTGGTTGGTCCAATCGTTTGGCTCAATTAACATCGGCCAAGCCAAGGGGCTAAATAATTCAGCAGTAGCCATCACTTCATCCCTAATTTCTAGGAATTCAGGTGTTGGATTTACAAAGGTGTATGTCTTTTTTCCTTCTCTACGTAGTTCCCGATCAAACCATTGGCTGGTGACACATATACAGTCCAGTAACCAGCCTCCAAGCTTGATTCGGTTAGCAATACCCCAAGGTTTCCAATGCTCCACCTCATACCGTTTCATCAATGTCTTGATGACAACCACTTTCTGTTCTGTCCCGATTGATCGGTGCCAGTAGTTCTTTTTGAGGGTGTGCAGCAGTCCTGGTACGTTCCGCTCGTAGTGACGAATCATGCACTCGTTTTCCACAGCACTGCCAATGGCATCTGTGACGTTCTGGAGTTGGTTTGCCTTGCGCTTGCTTGAGAACACCTTGTCAAAGGTCACCTTGCAGGCAATGGCAGCCGCCGCTTCTGGCTCGATGTCAGCTAGGTAGTGGCGTATCTCTGCGAAGGCGACACCGGTCTTCCCTTCATGAATGCGATTGGCTGTGCCCTTGATCTGTTGAATGACCTTGGGCAGTAGCTCTTCGATGGAGCGGACGCCATACACAGACGCTGATGCGTACGCCTTGTCTTGAAGCTTGACCGTGTTGTCCCTGAGACGTTCCAAACCTTGTCGGATTTGCTCACGTTCCAGCGTTATTTGCTCATCAATTTGTGCTGGTGTAGCCATTCATATTGTTGTGCTAGACGCACTAGATTCGTTATTTCACCTCTTCCACACGTGGATAACACTGCA